TAAAGAAAGTAGTTGGCCTCAAATATCAGGTTTAATTAAAATAGATTATAAACCTGATCCAGAATATTTTTTTAATGTAGAATTATCTGACAGTAAAGTAGTTCAAATACATGCAAAACATATAAAAAAGATAGCAGAAATGAAAGAGATGAGAGCGCTCATAGCAGACCAAACATCTATATTTCCTCCCATCATTAAGAATAATGAATACCAGCCCATCCTAGACGCTCTATGGGCCACTAAAGAGGATATTAAACCACCTGCAGGTACTAATCCTATTGAGATGTTGAAAAAATATCTAGAGGATTATGTCAATGGACCAGAGGCTACAACATATGCTTCTTTTAAAAGTGGTGCTGTATTAAAAGACGAAGAGTTTTATTATTTTGATTACGATAAATTTTATGAAGAGATTAAAAGAAATGAGTGGACAAAAGACAGGCCAAGAACTGCAACTTTAATTAAGAGTCATTTCAAAGCTGAGTTTGGATTTCAAAAAAGATTTCCAAAAGGAGAAAGTGAAAAATCATTTCCACCAGTCAGGTGTATTAAAATGCCTGCTGATGATTTAATGAAAGAAGAAATACCAGAAGAGAAAATAACAATAGAAGATAAACAAAACATTGTTTAATGAAAAAACCTATTAAAATATATGGCCCACCTGGGACAGGTAAAACTTTTAGATTAATTAGAAGAGTTAATGCTTATGTAAGAACAGGCACACCTTATCACAAGATAGGTTACTTTGCTTTTACAAAGAAAGCTGCGAAAGAAGCTAGAAATAGAATTGGTGTAGATGAAAAGCAGGTTCCATATTTTCAAACACTTCATGCATTTTGTTTTCATTTATTAAATTTAAATGAAAGTGCTATCATTCAACCACATCATTACGAAGCTTTAGGTAAAAAATTAAATGTAAGAGTTAACTTTACTGATAAATACAATGATGAAGAAACACATTTTTTAACTTGCAATAATCCTTATTTTCAAATGATAGGTAAAGCTATTAACAAGGATATAACTATAAGAGAAGAGTTTGATCTTAACGAGCATGATAGAAAAAATATAGACTGGCATACTTTAAATCACATCTATATAAATCTACAAGAATATAAAAAGAAAATGCATCTATTAGATTTTAATGATCTAATTAAAAAAGTTATAAGCTCCGGTAAGATTCCAAAACTAAAAGCTATCTTTATTGATGAAGCCCAAGACTTATCTCCATTGCAATGGCAACTGTATGATAAGCTAAGAGAGAACTGTGATGATATGTATTTAGCTGGTGATGACGACCAAGCTATATTCGCTTGGGCTGGAGCTGACGTTAACAGATTCATAAAAGAACCTGCAAATGAACGTGTTTTAAGGTATTCGAGAAGAGTATCAAGAGCAGTGCAAGAACAATCTCAAATAGCAGTGAGCCGTATATCAGGCATCAGGAAACACAAAGAATACCTGCCGCGGGCGCAAGAGGGCTTTGCGTCTCACATCAATAATTTAGGACAAGTTGATCTTACAAAAGGTAAGTGGTTAATCTTAACAAGAACTAAAAGTAATTTGTTAGACATAATGAAAGAACTTAAAAGTAAAAATATTTATTATCAAAGTAACAAAGGTAAAAGTTTTAATGTAGGTATTTATAATGGAGCTATGGCATATACTAAATGGATAAGAGAAGGTGAGCTTGGAGAAAAAGAAATAAATGACGTCAGAGAATATATTCCCAATGGCAATTGGAATCCTGAAAAAAATTGGTACGACATTTTCGTAGCTGATCAGAAAGAAATACTTTACATTCGAAATATAATTTCTGGGGGTGAAAAACTTTATGAAAATGCAAGAATATGGTTGTCAACTATTCATGCAATAAAAGGTGGTGAAGAAGATAATGTAATACTATCTTTACATCAAGGTGCTAAAGTACAAAAAGGTATTAGTCTAAGTGTTGACAAACAAGATGAAGAGCATAGAGTATGGTACGTGGGAGTAACACGAGCAAGAAATAATTTATATAAACTGAAAGCTAAAAAGAAAATAAAGGAGTATCCGCTATGAGTACATTTTTTCACAGACAAATTGAATTTGATGTATTAAGAAAAACACCGAAAGCTGTTTTGATAAAAGTAAATAAAGTTAAAAGTACAAAATATAATAAAGTGTACAAAAAATTTAAAAAGTTTTTGGATCCTGTTGAAATGTGGGTGCCTAGATCATGGCTTAAAAAAGATCGTTCATATTCTTATGTTGGAATGCCAGGTAATATGGAATCATACACTGATAGATTCTGGGTATGGGAAGAAGGATTTTTAAAAAATTTAAAAAAGTTATATGAAAAAAGAGAAGCAAACTATGACGCATAAAGATGATTGGGATAATATATTTCCACAAGACAAGCAAATTGGAGGATCTCATTACAAAGACTTTACCATTCAGCCCTATGAATTTATTTCAAAAAATGGTTTATCTTTCTTTCAAGGATGTGTTGTAAAATATGTTTGTCGTTATTTAAACAAAGCGGGAATACAAGATTTAGAAAAGATAATTCATTACTGTCAATTAGAAATTAAAACAATGAAAGACAAAAAGAAAAAATGAAGATACCTAAATACCTAACACAAACAGAATGGGTGCAGCCTACAGAATATCCTGATCTAAGAAGTTATGATGAGATATCAATTGACTTAGAAACACGTGATCCTAATTTAAAATCAAAAGGATCTGGTGCAGTTACAGGTGTAGGTGAAGTTGTTGGTATTGCTGTTGCTACGTTTAATGACAAATGGTATTTTCCCATAGCACATGGTGAAGGACCTAACATGAATAGAGCTAAAACTTTAGAATGGTTTAAAGATATTTGTGAATGTCCAGCTACAAAAATATTTCATAATGCAATGTATGACGTATGTTGGATACGTAATTTAGGTATAAAAATCAATGGTTTAATCGTAGATACTATGATTGCATGTTCAGTTTTAGATGAGAATAGATTTGCATATACATTAAATGCATTGTCATGGTTTTATTTAAACGAAGGTAAGAATGAAAAAGCTTTAAATGAAGCAGCTAAATCTAGAGGACTTGATCCAAAAGCAGAGATGTGGAAATTACCTGCAAGTGAAGTAGGAGCTTATGCTGAAAAAGATGCTGAACTAACTTTTAAACTTTGGCAATATGTAAAAAAATTATTGATAGAAGAAGACTGTGAAGATATATTTAATTTAGAGACTGATCTTTTTCCTTGCCTAGTTGATATGCGTTTCCTAGGGGTGAGGGTAGACGTGACAAGAGCCAATCAATTAAAAAAGGAATTAACAACACAAGAAGAAAGATTAATCCACCAAGTAAAAATAGAGACAGGAGTAGAAACTCAAATATGGGCTGCACGTAGTATTCAAAAAGTCTTTGAACATTTGAAACTACCTTTTGAAAAAACAGTAAAAACTGGTGCACCTTCATTTACAAAAAATTTCCTTTCTAATCATGAGCATCCTGTAATTAAAATGATAGCAGAAGCTAGAAAAATAAACAAGGTTAATACAACATTCATTGATACAATTTTAAGACACGAACATAATGGTAGAATTCATGCAGAGATAAATCAAATTAGATCTGATGATGGAGGTACCGTTACAGGTAGATTTAGTTATTCTAATCCTAACCTACAACAGATTCCAGCTAAGGATCCAAAAACAGGACCTTTGATAAGAAGTTTATTTTTACCTGAAGAAGGTTGCAAGTGGGGTACGTTTGACTACTCGCAACAGGAACCAAGATTAGTTACAGAGTATGCATTAAGATTTGGATTAGCTTCTGTTAATAAAATTGCTGATGCATATGATAATGATCCTAAAGCAGACTTTCACCAAACTGTTGCAGACATGGCAAAGATTCCAAGAAGTCAAGCTAAAGTAATTAACCTTGGTTTGTTTTATGGAATGGGTAAAGCTAAACTAGAAGCAGAGCTTGGTGTATCTAAAGACAAAGCAAAAGAGTTATTTGATACCTATCATGGTAAAGTTCCGTTTGTAAAACAATTAACAAATCAATTAATGAGTGCTGCTCAAGATCAAGGTAGAATTAAAACTATCTTAAATAGAAAATGTAGATTTCCAAAATACGAACCAATACTTAAAGGTAGTAGTTGGGGTACATTTGTCCCTGCACAAGATCATGAAAGAATGTTAGAACTTCAAGCAATGGGGCCACATGAATTAGATGACGAAGGAAATATTATTAAAGACAAAGATGGTAATCCTAAAACAAACTATTGGCATGAAAATGGTCATCGTAGAGCTTTTACTTACAAAGCATTAAACAAACTAATTCAAGGTAGTGCTGCTGACATGACAAAAAAAGCTATGTTAGAACTCTATAAAGAAGGCATCACACCGCATATACAGATACACGATGAGCTTGATATATCTATTCCTCTTGGAGAAAATGATAACTCTAAGGACATTATAAAAATAATGGAGACGGCAGTTAAACTACAAATTCCTAATAAGGTTGACTATGAATCAGGACCAAATTGGGGTAACATAAAAGAGGAATAATGTTAATAGTCAATACATATTTAGATAAAAGTAAAATACATGGAATAGGTGTGTTTGCCGATGAGTTTATAAAAGAAAAAATTTTAATATCTAAAATTATCCCTGGACTTGATTGTATAGTTGAAAAAGATAACTTAAAAAATTTAGAATACTCTATACAAAAACATTTTAACAACCATGCATATAATTATGATTTAGATTCTAATCTATTAGTGTTAGAGCTAGGAAATACAAACTATATAAATCATAGTGATAGCCCTAACATTGACAATGAAGGGTATGCATTAAGAGATATAAACATTGGAGAAGAGTTGACCTGTAATTATAAATTATTTGATAGCTCTTGTAATTACAAAAATGGAGAAATGAAATAATTATGGCTTATCTAAATGCAAACATACCAGTAATAGAGTGTTACGTAAGAGGTAATTTTTTAAGAGATCAAAAAGATTCACACGATAAATATTTTGACTGTTCAATATTTGGTTTTAGTTCTATTCCAAACAGAGTTCCTATGTTTCATTTCTTAATGGAAGATGGTGGTATATGGTGGCGAGCACCTATATCAGCTTTTTGTAAAAAACCTGGTGTAAAAGAATTACCACTTGACGAAATAGTTATGTGGGACAGTTTTAGTTATAATGTAAGTGTTACAACTTTTTATGAATTAGCTGGTTCTACTATGCAATACATATCTAGACGTAAGGTAAAACGTAAAGGTAAGTATTTATTTACAATAGATTGGTGTGCAGGGGACTTTAACGAATTAAATTTTGGTTATGCAGAAAAACCTGATCAACATAAGTGTGGCCATGTTCTTGAATTAGAAGATGGAAACTACGCAATACAGCCTAATAATAGGTTAAAAATGTTTGATGCTTCAATGGGTACAGACCTAAATAAAACCTTGATCAATAGACTAGTTACGAGTAAAATATACTCCGTAGAAAATTCAGCTAAGTGGATTACCGATGAACATGAAGAAGGTAGCTACGATTATAAGCTGAGAAACTTGGAGGATGATGATGATAAGTAAATACAAAGAAGTGATTAAGCAACAATCAATCTTAAAATTAGAGAAATTTATGTTATGGCAACTACATAACAGAACTGAAATCGTAATCGCTGTGGTATCTTTTGTACTTGGCGCAGTAATATTTTAATAAAATGATTAAACAACCATCACTACCAAAGATGTGTGATCTTTGTGGACACATGTTAAGACGTCACGTTCACGAAGGTATTAACAAATGTGCTCACTGTGATTGCAGTTTGAGTCAGGCACCAGGGAACAAGTGGTGGGAGAAAATTATTAGTTGGTTGACATAAGGATGCAATATGAACCTAGTAGATTTATTAAAAAAAAATATAGTAATGATACCTGTAGTAGCTTCCGTATTAGTCGGGACATTTACAGGTGTACGTTATATTGTTAATCTTACAGACACTATTAATTCCAATGAACGAAGACTAACAAATCTTGAAAGAGATGTTACTCAATTACAAAAAAATCTTACTGGTATAAACACAAGACTCTCATCAGCTGAAGCAACATGGCAGATGGCAGAAAATTTATATAGACAATTAGCTGATCAAGTTAGAGAACACAGTTATGACATCAAAGATCTCAACCGGGAAATTAATTATTAGGATGTATTATGGAGATAGCCAGGATGAATTATTATTTTACAGGTGTATTAATTGTTTTATTTGTGTTGTTATGTTTTATAAAACCTGCACATCCTAGAAATGAGTATCTTAATAATGGCACTAATACTTGTAGCACTGGTGATCTCAGCTTATCAGTCGAACAAAGAGATTCAGAAAACAGTTATAGGCATTTTAATTCCGATAATAATTATACTAGTCCTTCTGATGATAGGTCCTTAAGATTAACTTGGAGACACTATTTAGGTTCAGCCTGCACTGATGAATTTAAAGCTGTTCAACAAGAAAATATGGAACTAAAACAGCAGTTAGAGTTGATGAAAATGTGCGGAAAAGTCAATAAAAACCCCACTTTAAGCAGAAATCCTAACTTCAAACTTTTGGTTTCTAAATGTTCTGGTATAGTTATTCCTGATGATAAAATTATTAAACCTGATGGAAGTTACTGGGATTCAATCAAAGATGATTACAAAGAAAAAAATCCTAACATCAAACTTATGGGTGATAAAATTGTAAGATGAAAATATCTGAAAACACTTCTGTAAGCATGCCGGTCAAGAACATG